CGAAGAAGGCGGAAGCTGCTCCGAAGAAGGCGGAAGCTGCTCCGAAGAAGGCGGAAGCTGCTCCGAAGAAGGCGGAAGCTGCTCCGAAGAAGGCGGAAGCTGCTCCGAAGAAGGCGGAAGCTGCTCCAGCTGAGGAGCCTAAGGAAGTGCAAGAAGTAGGTCTAATGGAGCGTGCTATCGAGCTGGCATCCCACCTCATGGGCGAAGGCAATGTGCGAGAGCTTCGTAATCAGCTCTCCCAGGTTGGTGCATCCCGTGTGAAGAGCATGGATAATGAGCAGCTACGATCCTTCATTGCTGCTGTGGAGAGCCTGGATGCCTAGCAGTCACGCAACGCTAGGTCCATCAGCAGCAGCGCGATGGCTCACCTGCACTGCATCTGTTGCTATGGAGGAATTAGCCCCCACCCGACCGGAAGCGAACTTCGCACAGGAGGGTACCCTAGCTCACGAGTTGGCGGAATTGACCGCATCCCGTGAGCTAGGGTTGGTACCCGCCGGGGAGTTGGAGTCTCGCTTTGTGGCATGGGAGAAGGAAGCCCGTGAGTTCTTCGGTGACTCTGCTGACCAGGAGGTCGACGTCATGCAGGATTTTGTTGGGTGGTATGTTGACCTCCTGGAGGAAGCTCGCGGCGATGATGGTGTTGTGTTCCTTGAGCAGCGACTCCCCGCCGGGGTTGAGGGTTGTTGGGGAACAAGCGACGCGGTCGTTGTCACTCCCGACACCGTCCATATCGTGGACTTCAAGTATGGTAAGGGTGTGGAGGTCTCGCCGGTAGAGAACCCGCAGCTGATGCTGTACGCCCTCGGTGCTCTGGATAAGTACCGTGACCTGCTTGATACCACCACGAGGGTGAAGATGTCTATTCACCAGCCCCGCATCAACAATGTGGGATCGTGGGAGGTGACTCCGGATTATCTCGCTACCTGGCGGGAGGAAGTAGTCCGACCGGCTGCGGCGCGGGCGTTGTCTAAGGATGAGGGTGAGTTCCGCCCGAGCGAGAAGGCGTGTCGGTTCTGCCCGGCGGCTGGGATTTGTAAGGCGCGGGCTGAGTCCATCATCCAGGACGCCTTCAGCGAGGAGGACCCCCGCGTCATTTCCCTGGAGGACCGATCCCGGTATCTGAAGCGCGTCGGTGAGTTCAAGTCGTGGTTGAAGGCACTGGAGGAATCATCCCTGGACATGGCTTACTCCCAGGGTGTGAAGATCCCCGACTGGAAAGTGGTGCGTTCTGGCTCCCGGCGGGTAATCCAGGACGAGGCGGGCGCATTCAAGCGACTGGAGGAAGCAGGGTACGAGCCGGACCAGTTCTCCAAACGGAAGATTCTCGGTGTTACAGACCTCGACCGCCTTGTTGGGAAAGCGAACTTCTGGGATGTTCTTGGTGATACTGCTGCCACCCGACCGGGTCGCCCGTCTCTAGTTCCAGAGTCGGACAAGAGGAAGGCTATTACAAAGAAATCTGACAGTAAGGATCTGTTCGATGACTAGTACAGTCATAATTGATTTTGATCGGTTCGACCGCTGGAAGAAAGATTCAGGGATTGAGACCGATGCGGAGATCTGCCGACAGGCAGGACTCCACGGAGCCGCCCTCAAGCAGCTCCGTACCGGGTACCGCCGGTTGTCCATCAAGGTGGTCACCGGGTTGTACGAGGGGTATGGAATCCCCTTCGACCCCAAGGACCCGAATTCATTCTATCGATACGACGATAAACAGTAAGGAAGTTATCTAGCATGGCACAAGCATCAACCCAGCTCACCACCGGCGAGGTTCGCCTCTCGTTCGTTCACGTCTTCGAGCCGTACGCCCGTCAGGATTCCAACGATACCCCAGCTTACTCGACGGTTATCATGGTTCCCAAGGACGACGAGAAGACTATAGGAAAGATTCGTGCGGCTCAGCAGGCTGCTCTGGAGAGGGGTAAGGATTCCAAGTTCAACGGTCGGATCCCGAAGTCTTGGACTGATACCTTCCGTGATGGGGACGAGAGCGACCGACCCGAATACGAGGGTCACTGGTACATGACCGTGAAGTCTCAGCAGAGCCGCCCGCCGCTAGTGGTTGACCGCAACAAGGAGGAAATCCTTGACCAGCGTGAGATCTACTCAGGTGTGTACTCTCAGGTTGCTATCGACGCTTTCCCCTTCAACAGCAACGGCAACAAGGGTGTATCCTTCCAGCTCCTTGCCGTCCGCAAGCTCCGTGATGGGGAGCCGCTCGGTGGTGGTGCACCGGTGAAGGCGGACGATGTGTTCGATGACCTTGACGAAGACGAAGCACTGATTTAGCCATGGTGTGGTTCGACCCCGGCGGGAAACCGTCGGGGTCGTTCTTTAGGAGTTGACTTTGGACACATTATATATTGATATTGAGACTTACGCGACAGTAGACTTGCCTACCGTTGGTGAGTATCGGTACGTCGAGGACCATGAGTTTGAGATACTGATGGCGGGGTGGGCACTGAATGATGACCCAGTACAGGTTGCTATTGGTGGGGATGCCATACGTGCGATCCCTGGTCTGGATGATCCGTCTGTACTGAAGGTCGCACATAACGCGAACTTCGAGCGAGCGTGCTTCTCCCATTTCTTCGGGTGCAACCTGCCATACGAGTACCTCCCCGCCGGGGAGTGGGAGGACACGATGGCGCTCGGGGCGAGCTGGGGTTACCCTCAGGCGCTGGAGGCGATGGGGAAGGCGCTGGAGGTCTCGGATAAAGACCCGGTAGGTACCCGGCTTATACGTTTGTTCTCTAAGCCACAGCCTCGCACGGGTCGCCGGGTGCGACCTGAGGATGCGCCTAAGGATTGGGAGCTGTTTATTGAGTACTGCCGACAGGATGTTGTGGTGCTGCGAGACATCCATAAAGAGCTGTACGCGCGGCATGGCGGCTGGCACCCCGGCGAGCGGGAGATCTGGCTGGCTGACCGTGCGGTGAATGACGCTGGTATCCGTATTGACACTGCACTCGCTGAGGCGGCTGTGGAGGCGGACATAGAGATGAAGGAGAACGCCCGGCGGGAAGCCCACGAGCTCACCGGTGTCGATAACCCTGGGAGCCGCAACCAGTTGCTGGAATACTTCCACGAGAATGGTACTGGGTCCAGCCGTGACTTAGTCGACCTGAAGGCAGAATCCGTATCGGCGGTACTTGAGGACCCCGCCGTGACCGGCGACCCCCGCCGGGTGTTGGAGATCCGGCAGGAGCTGTCACTCACCACGGCGTCAAAGTACAACGCGGCGCTGATCCGTGTGAATTCTGATGGTCGTCTTCGTGGTAGCTTCCGGTATTTCGGTGCCCATACGGGGCGCTGGTCGGGTAAGGGGGTTCAGTTGCAGAACCTTGCATCCGATTCCCCGGAGAATGATGACGTGTCGGAGCAGCTCGCCCTGGAGACTGTTCTAGGGGAACCACGGACGGCTCGACAGCTCAAGCAGATGGTACGTACGATGTTCCTCGGACCTTTCACTGTGTGCGACTACTCAGCGATCGAGGCTCGCGTCCTTGCGTGGCTAGCAGGGGAGCAGTGGGTACTGGATGCATTCTCTGCCGGCAGGGACATCTATGTCGAGACTGCCTCCCGCATGTTTCATGTACCCTACGAGGAAGCAAAGGCTCTGCGCAAGAAGGGTAAGGTCGCTGTGCTGGCATTGGGCTACGCCGGTGGGGTTGCCTCGATGCGAAACATGGGTGGTGAGGGTACCGATGCTGAGCTGAAGGAGATCGTGCAGCAGTGGAGGGCGGCTAACCCACGGATCGTTCGCTTCTGGAAGCAGATGGATGTTGCCTTCCGGCGGGGCACTGGTTCGGTAGGGGAATACATCCAGGTACGGCGTACCCCTTACGGTACGCATCAGCTCGTACTCCCTAGTGGACGTAGCATCAATTACCATAACGTCCGTATCCAGGAGGCGGAGAAGTTCGGGAAGATGCAGAAGGTCATCACCTTCTCCGAGCCGAAGCCACCGTACCGTCGGATCCAAACTTATGGGGGGCGGTTGACAGAGAACGTGACGCAAGCGGTTGCGAGGGATCTGTTGGCACAGGGTCTCGTATCACTACTAAAACTGGGAATGAAACCCGTAGCTCACGTCCACGATGAGATACTTGTTGAGGGGGGTGATGTTCACTCCGTTGCAGCAGCGATGGGTGAGGACACCGCTTTCGCCCCAGAATGGTCGGCAGGTTTGCCCCTCAAAGCTGAAGGGTATAACTGCAAGCGCTATAGGAAGGAATAGAAATGAGCGCGACATTCCGCAACGCAAGTGATGCACTGATTCACTTGTCAAAGTCTCTACTGGAGAATGCCCGCCGGGTGCCAGGGCGCACCGGCGAGGTGAGCGAGATCAAGGGCGTGAACTTCTCCCTGGAGAAGCCGCTTGAGCGGGAGGTGAGTGTTCCACCCCGGCGGGCTTCACTCGTGGCACAGATCGCGGAGACGCTGTGGGTACTGAGCGGGAGGAACGATGTAGAGTTCATCTCCCACTACCTGCCCCGCGCCAAGGATTTCTCCGATGATGGCGTTGTATGGCGGGCAGGGTATGGACCTCGCTTGCGTAGCTGGCAGGGCGTCGACCAGGTTGCTGCTGTTTGCCAGTTGCTCACTGCACACCCGTATTCCCGCCGGGGTGTGATCAGCTTGTTCGACCCAGCGGAGGACTTCATCATCGATACCGTCGATGTACCGTGCAACAACTGGCTCGCGTTCCAGACCACCGCCCGCGATGGTGTCGATGAGCTTGACCTCTTTGTGTCAACCCGCTCCAACGACATCATCTGGGGGTGGAGCGGCATCAATCAGTTTGAGTGGTCTGTGCTGCTAGAGGTCGTCGCTTGGGTGACTGGTCTCACCCCCGGCAGGATCCACTACAACATTGCGTCTCTGCACTACTACCCACGTCACCAGAACATGATTGAGGATATCGCTAAGTACACGGGTACCCCGTGGGTAGCAGAGCAGCAGCCGCCAATTGGTAAGGAGCTCAAGTACGTCAGTAGTTCGGAGGATCGCTTTGGTCTGTTTGAGCTGGAGCTGGAGACTCTTGTGTCCTACGTCGAGTCGCTCCATGCGGGGGACATCAAGAAGCCTACCACGTATGTACTTCCGTTGTTCCGGTACTTCGCTGGAGTGCTGTACGAGCACTGGCTCAAGAAGTCGAAGGTTAAAGAGTCGGTCACCTCAGATCGTGATTTCGTCTTGAAGCGACCGGACTCACTCCCCGCCGGGGTACTGAAGGCAATTGAGTTGAAGGAGGAGAAGGGTAAGGTTTACCGTGGGTCGTGGTGTGCTCGTGGGGAGCTGTTCAGTATCCTCCCGAACATTGCCCGTAAGGTCGACCGGCTGGGACACCCCGGCGCGGGGGACAGCGAGTGGGATACCCTGGCGGACCTGTTCAACTACCTGGTGCTCTACCGTTGCTGGACTATGGGGGACGAGGATGCGAAGCAATTCGCTGACCAAGCTGCACGTCTGTTCTGGTACACCTACTCGGACTCCGGTCGTGCGCTGTGGGTTGGGCAAACCGAGGAGGGGCTGAACGAGGATATTCGTCATCTGTTCGATGGGTTCCTCAAAGGCGCTGAGTCGAAAGGTGGAACCAAGGACCTCCCCCGGCAGGAAGTCATCCGTCAGATCGTGGCACAGATCGCTTGCCGCCGTGCCTTCCAGGAAGTGGGGGAATAACTTGAAGATATATGTTTTGACATATAAACGGGTTGATCGCCAGACGACTATCGGCAACATACCGGAGGAGTTCTACCCGATACTCACGGTTGTCTGCCATAAGGGCGAAGAAGACGCTCTACAGCAGGTACTCCCAGCCGGGGTCAACCTCTTGCCCCACGAAGTTGTCGGGGGTAGCGCGGTTCGGGAGTTTATCCTTGACCACCATCGCGAGAATGAAGCAGACCCACGCTTCCTCATGCTCGATGACGATCTGGCGTTCAACCTCCGTGTGGGGAGCCAGATTGTAGACCTCGGAAAGATGGATGAGGGTGATCGATTCGAAGCCTTCAGCGATCTCTTCGACGCCCTGAACCAAGCCCTCGCCGCGTACCCCCTGGCGGGGGTGCTCCCCCAAGCTTTCGCTAACCGTAGAGACCCATATGTACGGTGGTACATCAATACGCGTATGTATGCTTGCTGGGGTGTTAACGTGAATCTGCTCGATGAGGCGGGGATCAAGTTTAACCGCGTCACGTACGCTGACGACTTCGACGTGCAGATGCAGGTTCTCGAAGCGGGTCTGGATTTCGTTGGGCTCAACTCGATGACCATCTCCGAAGTCAAGCCACCAAAGAGCACCAACCCCGGCGGGGAATGGACGATGGACCGTTTGGCTGGAGTAGAGAAGAAGATCGATGCGTACGAGAGGTTACGTGAACTTCACCCAGAGAAAGTCACGTGGCACATCAAGAAGGGTGTCGACCCGGACGAGATTGAGGCGAAAGACGTGAAAATCCGTATCAACTGGAAGAGGTTCGAGCGACCCAGGGGGCCACTGGAAGAATAATTTATAATTAATTTATCCCAACATAACACGAGGTCAACGCGTTATGTTGGGGTAAATTAATACCATTTCACCCCTCCAGGATTTGCGTTCGCGCCCCGGATGAGGCATAATTGAAAGTGTGAGGGGGACGGTCCCCCGATCAGGAAGGTAAGTGAGATGGAAACGATGGTTGACTTCGAGGTCTTCGGTGATGGGAGCGTTGCCCTCTATGTTGCGGGTGCTCGCGTTGACGAGGGTGGTGTTGAAGCCGACATGGACCTGGTCGACAACACTTCACTGTTGATTGATGACCTCCGTTACGCCCTTGAGAATTCCGAGGTTACCCCCGCCGGGCGTTGGTGCCAGTCGGGTGAGCCAGAGGTTATCGATGGCGTCCTCCGTGGTCGTTTCTACGTAGTGACTGACTAGGTGGTGGGCAGGATGTGGAACCCCCGAGACGAATTCGGTCCCACATCCTGCCAGTCCTCATCCAGCGCTGAAGTCCTCAGCGCGGCGGGGCTGGCAGGGTGGAATCCCCGACTGACCGCGACGTACGCGGTCGTTGATGGTGAGAGCATCGAGCTTCCCTCGACCCGAGCGGTCATCGCCACGACCCCCGCCGGGGTGCGGGTTGTTGGTGAGTCAGTATCCCCGAAGTACCACCCGGCACCGAATGAGGTGCTCCTTCCGTACATGGATCAGTTGATTGAGGAATTCGGTGTCGACACCTGGGTCGCTGGATCGTATTCCGATGGTGCCGTGGTGTTTGTGCAGGGTTTCCTCCCGTACGTTCACCCCGTCGGAGGGCTGGAGGTCCAGGACACAGTGACTCTGATGACGTCCCACGACGGTTCACTGCCTACCTCAGTCCTCATTGAGCCATTATGCGCCCACCGGGCGATGGTCAACATTGACCTCCCTAAATCGCCGCACAGCGCCGCGTTCCGACACACCGGCGGGGCACGCGACCGGATCGACCGGGAGCTGGAGCAGTTCCACGAGCACGTGTACTCCTATCTCGACCGTTGGTCGGAGACGAGCGAGCAGCTCGCCGGGATCACGGTAACGAACCGAGAGCTGGACGATATGCTCACCCGGATATACCCAGAACCCCGAGGCGGGGCATCCGCCACGAGGACCCGGTGGGAAGCGAAGTTGGAGATCATAGCCCAGGAGTCCGCCCGTGTGGCGGACAACCCCAGGAACATTACCCTGCTCGACGCCCTGGTTGGGGGAGCAACGTGGTTTGACCGATACTACCCGGCGAGGGGTGCCCGCCGGGGGTACAACCGGGCAGTGCGCTCGGTGCAGGATGTTCGGGGGAAATCAGAATTAGCAGTGAAGCTGCTGGAATACGTTCGATAGGAGAAAGAGAAATGAGCCAGAAAGTGAAGCATGTAGTACTGGAGGTTCGCCGGCGAGAAGCGAATTCCTGGAGGATCGACCTGGTCACCCCCGCCGCGCAGATACCGTGGATGGCAGCCGATCTACAGAAGATGAACGGGACGATACTCACGGCTCGAACTCTGCGGTACCGCGGTGACCAGATGGCACGGGATTTCATCAACATGTTCGATGGGGAGTTCCGGGAGCTCGGGGAGAAGTACGACGTCCTCGTCCACCGGGTCTCTGGAGCCGCTACGTATGTCGTCGTGCTCACACCCGTGGCGGGTGGTCAGTAATGTGTGCTATCGGCTGGCAGGATATCAACGCTGCCTGGATTGAGCAGCTCATCGACATGAAGGCGCTGGATCCACTCCCCGCCGGGGTGTCCCCCTACCAGATCACCATCACCGGCGGGTACGGACCGGGAGTGTTCGAGTGGGTTAGGCGGCATACCCCCGGAGAAATCGCGGATCTGGTGGAGAAGCACCAAATATTCTGAGAAAGTTCTCTCCAGGATTTGCGTTCGCGCCCCGGATGAGGCATAATTGTAAGTGTGAGAGGGATCGCCCCTCGATCAGGAAGGTAAGAGAAATGAAGAAGCTTAGTGAGTTCAACTTGGTGTTCGGTGTTTACGCCAATGGCGGTGTTGCGAAGTACCAAGGTCCCCAGCGGGGGTTCATTCACCAGGGGTACCGCATCGCAGCGTTGTCAGCTGCTCCCACGGTGAATGAGATCCGTCAGCGTGTCGAGGTGCTCTTCGCCATCGAGGGGTTCGATATCGACGGGTACTACTTTGATGAGTACGAGCTGACCACCGACAAGTTCGGCGAGCCGATGGTCATTATCGGTCTCAAATCCAAGTAGAATTATACGACCCCCGCCGGGGTGTTTTCGTGTGTACCCCGGCGGGTACCAAGAGAGGAAATAATGTTACCGGAAACTGTAAAGTTTATGTACGTCCGCATGTCGGATCCGAACCACTACCAGCGCCGCATCCACTCAAGCGTGACCGATGAAGGTAAGGAGTGGATCCGTAAGAATACCCCCGAGCGGGTCATCTCGTTGGGTCGAGACATGCTGTCAGTCGAGTTGGCGGTACGCCACGAGATGCTTACCATGCGTTGCGGGGTGGCGGGGGAGTACCTCCTTGACACCGAATCCCCCGACGGGCTTGTGCTCGTGTTCCGTGGGGTTCTAGAGAGCCAGGAGGTGGCAGCATAATGAAGAAGTTGAACAAGTTCGAGATGTCGTTCGTACGTAAGTTGTCGGAGTACGAATCGTGGGTACACCCGCTGGTGGTTTACCGTGCAGTGTCTGAGGGCGCGGCGCGTTCCTCCCGGCTGGGAGGTGTTATCGACCAGGTGCTGTCCGAGTCGATATCCCTAGCCAAGAGGCTCCACTTCTTGGGGTGGGTTGAGCTGTCCACCGAGGATGTCGCGGGAAACCGCCTCCATCTCGTGCGGTTGACCGACGAAGCGAAGAAATTCCTGAAATATTCTGAAAATTAGCGCTCCAGGATTTGCGTTCGCGCCCCGGATGAGGCATAATTGAAAGTGTGAGAGGGGAAGTCCCTCGATCAGGAAGGTAAGAGAAATGACTGCTCAAGAAGTTGGCTGGGGATCCTTCTCAGCAGAGCTGGTTGCCGGTGATCAGTCGAAGCTCCTCTGCGAGGGCTACGTCTTTGGTGACATGGGCGAGGAGATCGTTGAGGTCGACCCCCAGAACCCACTCGATGCGATTGTGAAGCTGGCATCGAAGCGAGGCGCTCGTATCACAGAGGTGACCTCGACCTCCCGCCGGGTTGACATCGACTGGGTCGCTTGCGACTGCGCCTTCGGTTACCGTGGGATCGGTTGCATGTGCAACGAGGGCTGGCAGGGAAGGGTGATCCGCCTTGCTGCGTAAGCTCTCCACCCGCCAGGGTGTCCTCATCCTGGCTCTGGTTGTCTTTCTCACGTCTCTAGTTGGTCTTCTAACGACACAGGGTTCCGGGAACGGAGCCACGCTAGGACTACTAGTTTCTGGCGCTTATATCGCCTTCCAAATCTTTACGCGAGGAGACCGCAATGAATGAGCCGCTACCCACGACAGTGGACACGTTTTACCAGAAGTTCATGTGGCTGATGCGCCATATGACCGAAATTGATCAGCAGTATCGCCGTGGTGCTTAGCCCGGCGGGGTAGGAGGAAATCATGGAAATAGTTATTGCCACGAAAGACCTGGAAGAGGTCCAGTACGTCAACAGCACATTGGATCCGACTGATTACCCGCCGGGGGTTGGGTTCACTCATCCAGGTGTCACAGGTGTCATTGATCACCGATGGAGTGCGCTAGGGCGAGCAGAACTCGATGATCTTCCTGAGGGGTACCTGTCGGTGGTGCTGGCTGTCGTCGCCTTCACGAAGCTGGCTCAGTTAGAGGGGGATGAAGTCATTGAGTACGTGACATACGTGAAGAGTGGTCGCTCGATCAATGTACTCAAACCACTCGACCTGCCGTCACCCTGCCCGCTGGATCGGGATCAACTCAAGGACCGCCTGGGATTCTTCATCAACCGCTTCACCACCTCGACCCGTGAGTGCGAGCAGGTGGAGGTCGTACTCCGCGAGGGGGATCTTCGCCGGGTGACATTCATCAGCGGAGTGGGCTTCACCAGCAAAATTCACCTCGCCGACGAGTGCACAGGGTTCTCGATCAATCTCGCCGGCGGGGGTAGCAAGATCTACGAGATCCCTGAGTTTCTTCAGGATTTGGTGCACCGCTTAGGCGCTGAACAGAAGACACTAGCGGCGGCGGCGCTGGTGGAGGAGAAACTCTCTGATTTCTACGACGGCGCAGTTGTCAAGAACATCTCAATTGACGCCCCAGAGATGGGTCTTGAGGACGTCTCGCTGCTTGCTATGTGGCACTTCATTGGTGTCACCCGACCGGTGACCGTGGGTCAGTTGCGGGTATTCCTCCGGCGCTTTATTGGGTTGTACACTAACCTCCAGCTCCCCGCCGGGGGTGGTGTGCCTCAGCTCAATAGTGGCAAGGGTCGACTCGTGCTGAGGGAGGAGGACCTAGAGCGGGTGAAATTCCCGGGACTGGACACCCCACGTCCGTTCTCTACCGGTGGCACTCGCATTCGTGCTAACCTCGGGTTCACACTGAATGGTAAGGAGTACTCCCCGAAGGATGGGGAAGCCCGCCGGGAGATATTCTGGGGACCGTACGAGGACCGCCTACCCGCGCTACTCGCTCTGATCGCAGATCTAGCTGAGGAGCGGAACATCCCGGGAGAGATCGACCTTGAATTCAAAGCGTTCGAGGTGTACGCGGGTCTCGTGTCGAAGGTCATGGACGCGGTGAAGGGCAAGAACCGTGATGTCTTGCGCAAGAAACTCGCCCACCACTGGAACATCACTGACGAGAAGGATCGCACTACCAGCCCTGTCGTGCTCTACGACAGGGATCTGGACAGCGTCACGTTCCGCAACTTCGGCGAACCCCGACCGTTCTACGGATTCGGTACTCACAGCCAAGAGGACCTCGGGTTCACGATCGGCTCACGACAGTACGTCATCGAGGATGAGGAAGCGATTGACGATGTGTTCTATGAACCCATGGAAGACAGGTTCGACGCTCTCCTTGTTCTTGCTCACGAGAAAGCGAAGGCAGACGGGGTACAGTACCCCATCGATGTGGTCGTTGCTGCCAAGGGTGAGGTCATTCGTAGTGAGCTCATCTCCAATGTGAACGCCTTCCTCCGTGATAATAACCAGGAAGGCGTTGAGCGATATATCCATGATACATGGGAGGTGGTCGATATAGAAGCATAGAGCATACAAGTTTATCCCCCGGCTGGAAGTGTGCACCAGCCGGGGGATAACTCATGCCAGAACTAGATCTGGTCGGTCTCTACCACATTCTCGCCGGGGGTTACCTCAGGCGCGGTAGGATTGGTCGGGGTTACGTTGAAGAACGCGACCGCGAAGGTGATGACCTGCAGGGCGATACCAGAGATGATCTGCCACAGCTCGGTGGATACCAAGCCTAGAGCGATCAGCAAGTTACCGACCAGAGGTACCAGAGCGTAGGCAAACTTACGGATGCTTGCCCACTGTTCACTAGTGAGATGCACTTGCGTGCTCCTTTCTGTTAATTGAAGAATCCGCTACCCCAGGTATTGCTGGGGTTGTTGTCGTCAGGTCCAATGGCGACATAGCGGCGCTTCCCGCTGTAGGAAGTATAGGTAAGCCAGACAAAGCCATTCTCGGCGGTGTAGCCATCGTACACGAAGGACTGACCCGGCTGGTACTCACCCTGCGACGGGGAGTTGGGGTCGGTATCGTTGGAGACAGGCAGGGTAGTGTTCACGGTGAAGACACCGCGCTTTGCTACCCAGCCGGTGTTGTTCTGGTTCTGCGCACGGACCGCCGGTGCAGGAACAGTGTCCTGCGGAGGACGGTAGAAGGTGGCGGTGGGGTTACCAGCAAGGTTCCAGTAGGAGTCGTGCTGCTGGACAGAGATGCCATCGTTGCCGTAGTTGCAGTGGATGATGTTCTCACTGTCATCGAGGAAGATGCCAGTGTGACCAGCAGCTCCGTAGGAGGCACCGCGAACACCCCAGATGAACACATCTCCCCGGCGGGGGGAGTACGAGCCATCGGCGTTAGGTTGGAGCTGGGTCCAGCCGTAGCGCTCCAGGTCATTGAAGAGCGACTCGGTAGAACCGATCGCGGTACCCTGAGGGAAGAACCCACCCGCGATGAGGGCGTAATAAATAGCGGAGGAGCAGTCGTAGCTCGCCGGTCCCCAGCGCTGGTACATGGAGTAGGAGACACGACCCTGACGAGCCTGCATCCAGGAGATAGCGATATCGGTACGGGACATCATTCACCTTTCTCGGTTATGTTTACATTCTTGGGTGCCTCCCCGCCGGTCTCCCAAAGGAACTCATGGATATAACCACGCAGCTCCGTCGGCATATCCGGCGGGGGAGGGGGCAGCTGCATATCGATGTGGTTGTTAAGCCGCACAATATGCGCTGCTGCCAGAGACACCGCGAGTCGAGAGCGATCCAGCGTCCTGTAGGAGTTCTCTCGCACCAAACGCATCTCCTTCTCCATATCAACGAGGGTTTCCTGCTGAAGATTCACCCTCTCGTTGAGGAGGCGGATTAGCTCTCGGTTCGACTCGTGGCGCTCATGGTCTTTATCACGTACCCATCGGGATACGCTAGGTACGAGGGCACCGGTCAGTACACCGAGGAACCCCCATAACTCAGGTGGTAGGTTAGGAAATATCATCGCCTGTCAGCTTCTTGAATTCTGCAGCAAGTGTGGTAGCCGCCGCCGTGGCGCCAGCCGCCTTAGCTACAGCATGGTTGGCGTGTACCATCTCGACCTGAGCAGTGTACTCAGCGAGAGTACCACGCGCCCAAGCGAGCTGGAGGTTCCACAACCACTCAGCAGGGAGCGAATCGTACGGGTTAGCATTCCGCTGCCGCTCGCCGCCTCCCGCCGGGGTGGTGTAGATGGTATCGTTGGTGAGGTAGATGTTCGCCACGTTGACGGTATCGACACGAGCAAGAATCTGTAGCGCTTGCGTATAGTTCTCCACATCGTGGATGACGTGCCAGAACGAGTGTCGAGTCATACCCTTGTAGTGCTCCTGCGTGAGGTCCTTCGCTGCGAGGTACCCCGCCGCGTCGTTCTCGTAGGTCATGAAGATATCGGCGGTACCCTTCATCTCGGGGGCGATAGATGCGCCAGGGTTACCAACGATCTCCAAGAACGGATACTTCCCCTTGAGTCGCCGGTAGATGCTCAGATGGAAGCGGCTCGCTCCTGCCTGTGCTCCCCAGCCGTTCTTGTACTCATCGAGGAAGAATCCATCCACACCATACTGGGCGACATAGAGGTCTGCTTCATTAATGATGTCGTCCTCCGGTCTGGGTGCATCAATGGAGGCACCCGTACGGATGTAGCCGTACACCTTCTGTCCGAACTCATCGCGGTTGACCTGCACCTGTCGGGTAAAGTTCTTGTAATCGTCATCGTTCCACTTCGAGGGTCCATTCTTGGGATTAATGACCACGAAGGGGACAACATCGCCGGCGAGACCGATGCGGTGCCACTTCTGCTCCGCGACAGGTAGCCAGTGGTCGGCGTAGAAGTACGTCACTGGCAGCACCCGGCGGGGGTGGGTACGCTCTGTCTCGCTGCTGATGGAGACCCGGTTAGCACCCCAAACGACAGGCTTGAAGTCCGGGTTGCCGTAGAACACACCATTGATCTCGATGCGGGTAGTTCCACGGAAATCCTTACCAAGGAAGATGGGACCTGCCGATTGCTTCTGTGCAAGCCCGCCGGTGATAACAATCGCGTTAGCGTACGGCTCCACATAGACACCGAATCGTGCGCCGGTCGCTGTCCCACGGGCGGACTCCGCACGGAGGTTGGAGACGGTTGTGCGCTGGGCATCGTTACAGAAGTAGAAGTCTGCCGCCTCGTTCACGGCGGCAGCTGCATGGACGCAATCCTTGTAGCTGGAAGACTCACCGAGCACACCGACGAGCTGGTTGTCAGAGAACTCCACAACCCACCCGTGACCACCATTCTCCTGTGCTGTGCAGGCAGAGAAGATGTTCTTGGTCGACCGGATGTACCAGCCCGCGCCATCATGCTGCCAGGTACGTTTACGGCTGGCACCAGCGGTCATCTCCCCGCCGGGGTTGACCTTGTTTCCCTTGAGTGTGCCATCCTGGTTGAGCTCAGGAGTATCTAGACCATAGATATCCTGCCAGGGGCGGTACCTCTTGTTGTACCACGAGGTCGACGCGACGAATTTGGTCTGGCTCGTGTAGATCTCGATGCCAGCGCTACCACGACGCCCCAGGTTCGCGCTGGACACATCAGCACAGATGAATTTGTTGTCTGCTGCCCCGGCGGTTCCCTCGGGGTGGTTCTTGGGCTTACCAACAACGATACCTGGACCCAGGGTACGACGGATGCGGAGGTTGGAGATCTTCATGCCCTGGTCATCAAGACCAAGGAGCGCTACACCCTCATCCATACCCCAGATCTCGATATCACGGAGGACGGGAACAGAATCAGGATCGGCAGGGTTAGGTCCCAGCTCGGTGTTATACACAATACCACAGACGTTGGGGATGGGGTCGTGGTGCTGCCCGTCGGCTGCACGAGACGTAATAAAGAGGTTCTCCACACCGAAGCGGAAGAGCGTCGGGTCGAGCTTCTTCCGGTTGTAGGTACCAGTGTGGAAGACGCCCGTCTTCTCCTCGACCGCCTTGTCCGCTGTGGCAACGATCCAGGTGCTAGTACCGTCACCCGATACGGTCACGTGCGGCTTCAACTCCAGGAAGGGGTAGCTCACTTTGTAGATGCCCGCCGGGAGGTGGACGCGCCCGCCGTTCTTGTTCTTTGCAGCGGCGTCAATCGCATCCTGGATCGCCTTGGTCGAGTCCTGCTCACCGGTAGGGTCCGCGCCGGGTATCTCTTCCTCTGCTGGTTCCGCAGCAATTTCTGGACCCGGCGAGGGGGATGGGGTAGGAGCCGTCGGGGGTGCAGGTTGGGGAACCGGCGCGGGGGCAACGTTCTTCCCTCCAGCAACCATCGTCGATAGAGACAGCCCGCCGGTCGTGACGACGGCACGCTGTGCATCACGAAGAACCTCAAGGTCATCGAGTGAGTAGGTATGGTTCTCGTTCGGTTTGACATCAACCGTATAGACAAGGGTGTCCAGGCGGATAATGCCCTCATGGTCGTACAGGTACGGGACGATGGCGTATCGCACAACCCCGCCGGGGGAGCCAGCGAGAGTGATCGGGTCAAAATCACCACGGGTGATGAGCTTCGAGACCTCCTCGATCTGCGACCCGACCGGAGCCGACAGGGCGATCGCTCGGAGGTTACCAGTGAGGTCTCCCCACCGTTTAGTACTGGTTATAGTGACAGACATCATTTCTCCTATGCGCTAGTAGTGTAGATCTTGTTAGCAACCCAGGCAACGTATGGAACGTGGAGGAACCCACCTTGATTGATGGTTACCACGCCACCACCTTGGTTGATGAGTGATATGGTTCCATCGAAGAAGGAGATTCGACCAGTGAGATGGATAATGCCCCGCCCGGTATCGTACACGACAGGGAACATGTGCTCCGAGTATTGCACAGTACGGAGACGCTCCGGGATGAAGGTTCCCATCACGCTCCAGTCACCACCGACGCGGTAATCGAAAGCTGCTCGACGGAAAGTGAGTGAGCACTCAATCTTGAATCCGTTAGGAACCGGTGTCGACCAGAAGCCATCCTTGTTGGGCGATTGTGTGCTACGCTCCCAACCCCCCATATCGAGGGGGGCTACGGTTGTGGTACCGAGAACGTGAGCCCACTGAACACCCTCTTTACCACCAACGAGAGATGCACGATACAGCGCCCGGTCTCGGTTGACGTAAGCCATCGTGCCAAAGATCTGCTCCTTGGCAGGAGGCAGAGTAGTAGAATCTTGCATGTCAATCATCGGGGCGATGCGCTGCGCATACCCACGCTTGGTCGCTTGGGATAGCACCTGCGAGGGATTGCGGTCAACCTCAACGAGGACGACGCTTCGCTTCCCGCCGGTGTTGTCCAGCTGATCTTTGTGGACCGTGAGCTCAACCGGCGCGGTCTCTGCCTTCGTTGGGTCAAACGTCAGCGCCACAAGGTAGGTGGTAGCTCGCGTCACCGGCGGGAGCGCCAACCGAACTGGCTGGTACAGGTGGTGGTAAAACCCAGCCACGATAGCGTGCGCGTACCCACTCCCCGCCGGGGGCGATACGATGCACTGGTCAAGGGCGTCATCGAAGGTGACACGGTAGTTACCTGTTCCCTCATCGAGGGTGCCGTTACCAATACCAAGCGTGACCGATGCCCACTCCTCAGCGGTGAGCGGTGCGTTCACTTTAGGGAAGCTGACTTGAGCGTCCGCCATAGTCTCACTCCTTATTAAATTGTCGTGATGTGGGAGATATCCCGATACAGATTACGAAGTCGAGCATCCTGCAAGCTCTCCTCCTCAGGTCCAAGCGTGAGCGATACAGTGCGGTTCTGGTAACCATCCCACTCGACCTTCGCTTGAGTGACAGGAAGCTCAGCCCGCAGACCCGTAGCAAGGATAGCTGTCACCGTGTCACCGAGCTGGAAGTTCCTACCGAACTGGAGGCGCGGCGTCTCGCGGAACTCTAGCTTCAATGTCTGGGTTGCTTGACCCTTATCCAGCTCCTCGTTCGCTGCCTTCTCTAGGTCAGCCGCCTCATCGGTGTCACGGCGATCCTTGAACACCTCGATACGTCGACCCCACTCATTAGGACGAGTCCGAGTCTCTAATGTACGAGATGCGCCCTCACCTTGACCACCGACAACGACGGTTGTTGCCGTAGGGGCGTTATTCGTTAGCTCCCAGCCAAGCACCTCACCGCCCTGCTGTGTAAACACGACAGATTTAGTGCGAACGGTCGGGGGTCGCACCACAATCAAGTATCCCTTAGGTTGCGGATACGCCTCCAGCACAACCCCGCCGGTGGAACAGATGGTCTGGCACTCAGTGAGGAGGTTCTTGAGGCGTGTCTCTACAGACACCTGAGAGCCACCATCGATCGAGCGGATCTGTGCCCCGAGTGCCCGCCGGGGTGGTAGGGCGTGCTCACCGAGGTTCGCCTCAAGCAGTGCACGGACTGCCCGAGACGCGATCCCGGTGTACTTGTAGTGGGAGACGTCCTGCTCGTTCTCGTTCTTCTGTGGGTTCGGGTACGTCAACCTATCGGCGGCGACCTGCAGGTCACCCACACCGGTGAGCTCCCACTCCGGTATGCCACGGTCATTCTTGCGGTGAATCTTTGTCAAGTCACCACCGAATGCCACCTGGTCATCTCGACCAATGATACCCCAGCCGGGGGAGATCCTGTCAAAGAAGATAGCGGAGGTCGGGTCAAGGGTACCAGTGAAGGTTGTTGGGGTGTTGAGACGGAAGACCGCCGTGAGCTTCGAGAAACGAATCTGTCGGGAGACGTTCTTGTTGGGGTCACGTAGATTGGTAGTAAGCATCAGCCACCTTCATATCCGGACAGGTAGAGCGGCGTGTACGACAGCTCAATGCGGGACTGCGAGGTCATACCAGCACCAGTGACACGGATTGCTGACTCACCCGGCGGGAGCTGGAACATCTCCGAATCCGCACCAAGCCGGGCGTACAGCGAATCATCAGACGCCTGGATAACCCCACCCCGGACGTACGCCAACCCGTAGGTCGAGGTGTCAATAGTGAGCGTATCACCGGGGGCTATCTGACCCGAGAATCCGAGTTTGTGCCCAAAGCCATCCTGAATCTTCAAGTCCGTCACGGGTCCAGTCACGGACCAGACGGGACTAATTGGAACGTCGGATTTGACCTGCACCCTCCTGCCGGATGCCACGGCGGATGCGTCCAGAATCACAGGGAAGAACTTGTGAGTGCGTACCTGGTCACCGCCAGAGATGAAGGGCTTCGAGTTGGTCTGTGTCCTCCAGACCTGCGTCTTTGTGCTGCCCCTCCAGTACGGGTCTAGCGCCAACAGGCGGAGACCCATCGTGTACCAATACTTGCGGTAAGTCGTGCCGAAGTTCCCTTCGAGTCCCTCCTTGTACAGCACCTTGATGGAGCGGGGGTCACGGTTCTCTGGGGTAATCTCTAGAGTGCACCCACCCCGACCGGGGTTAGTGACACGCTGTAGTCGATCCCAGCGGCGCATCACCTGCTCCTGGTTGTCACCCTGGATGTGGATGGGGAGGTAGATCTCTCGCGCCTTGACTCGTTGCCCCTGGAGTAGGGAGCCAACCCCGCCGGGGTGGTCAACCATCTTGTACTCCCACTCCGGCAAGCCGAAGCCCTCCACCCCCTCAAGGAGGGTGAAGGCGCTTCGACCGGTAGAGAGCAGGTACAGAGGCTCATCGGTATCCTTGGTATCAATCAGTTTCACTACTGGTGCCTGATTAACCATAAGCTAGAGCCTCCTCTTGACGACGGCGACGCTCGATCTCTCGCGCCACCTCTTCCGCCGTATAACCCTGGACTGTGCCAATCGTTATACCAGCGTGCTTAGATTTATCCACATTATCCGCAATCTTGTACATCCTCTCCCACTGCTTCTCGGTAAGGACGTAATCGGGGTCGCGGCGGCGGTGATCAATCACCTGCACACCCTGCCGGATGATACCACCGTGGTCATACAGCGCCGGGGTGACACGTCCACCATCGGCATAGCCGTGACCGTGACCGATCACCCCGAGCTGACCGCCAAACCCGTACCGGGCGGTAGCGTAACGCATACCTGCAACTAGGTTAGCGAGTGGATGGCGGCGGTCATTCGGTAGCGAGGGGTCACGGTAAGCTGCGAATGTCGAGCCAATCACCTGAACCAGACCCTGAGCCAAATCGCCAGTGATCGTGTTGATGTCGACATACCCGTTCTGTGTCACGCCGGGGTCACCACCAGATTCTGACTGAATCTGTGAGAGCCACGCATTGATGTAATCAGGAGTGACAGGCAGACCCGCGATGTGTAGCGCTTGCTCCACGGTCGGTCGCCACTGCTCGACACCCGCGCCGGGGTTGAACTTCGGGACGAAGGACTTGATCTTCTCCTTAGCGAAATCAGCAATATCATGTGCTGACTTTTGGGCTAAACCAACCGCGCCTACAACAAACTCATTACCTGCGAATTTCTCTTTAGCGAGATTAGCCGCTGTATCAACAGGGATAAGAATCGCGTCCTTGACGCGGTCAAAGCCCCAGTCCACGGCATCATCAACAGCTTTACCGGCGCGCGCATCAAGAGAGCTAGTCTGCCTCTTAATAGCGTCCTTGACCTTATCAGACGGTACCCATCCACCATCCGCAAAGCCAGGTACGCGGCCGCCGTTAGCGAAGCCCGGTAGGTGACCATGCTTATTGAGGTAATCCAGTACGCCGGGGTTGTCCTTCTCGAACCGAGCGCGGGACTCCTTACGGATAACGAACTCGTCAGCGTGGACAATACCCGCCGGGGTGTATTTCCCGCCGGGTCCGGTATAACCACCAACATCGAACGATGGAATACCACTCGTGTCAATGCGGGGGATGTCCGCGCCGGACCACACATCGTTCAACCCGTTGTAGCCATCGATCAGTGCGCCGTTGATAACCGTATCAACGACCCACTTGACCGGTGTGCCAACGACCTTCTTCAGGGTATCCCAGGCTTGACCGATAAACTCAACGGTCTTGCTCCATGCACTAGCGAAATCATTCTGCAGCCAGTGACCCAGCGGATCAAGGATGTTATCCTTAACCCAACCCATCGTTTTACCAATGTGGTCGCTGATCCAGTTGAAAGTAGGTTTGACTATGTTGTCCCAGAGCCAGGTGAAGATTGGACCGAGGACATCCTTGATGATATGGTAGAGAGCATCGAAGATCACACGGATGATGTTCCAGGCGATCTCGATCACGATACGTATACCATTGAAGGCGGGGGCAACAATCTCATTCCAGAGCCAGGTAAAGACCGGACCAACGATGTTCTGGAGAACCCAAACGATAGCATCCATGATGGGCTTGATGATGTTGTTCCAAGCGAACCCGATCACGGTCGAGATGCCATTCCATGCCGGGACGATGATCTCGTTCCAGAGCCAGGTAAAGACTGGTCCAAGGATATCAGTGATGAACGCCCATATACCCTGGAACATCGGCTGAAGGATAGTAGTCCATGCCCACGTAACCACCTGCACGATTCCCTGCCAGGCGGGGACAATGATTGTCTCCCAGAGCCACTGGAACACGGGACCGAGCAGATGCGTGATAACATCATTGATCGCGGTGAATATCGGCTGGATTACGTTCTCCCAAGCCCACTGGATCGCTACCTGTATTCCCTGCCAGGCGGGTATCATGACGTTCTGCCAGAGCCACATCATAGCGGTCTGTATCGCCTGAATGCCCTGGTCGATAACAGGTTGAGCATAGGTCTGCCACCAGCCAACGAACAAGTTCACTGCATCGAGGATGGCTTGCCACACGATTCCCGCCACAACCTGGAGGTTGCGGAAGGAGGTATCAACGAAGTCCTTAAACCAACCGATGTTGGCGTAGGCTGCGACGAGACCACCAACGAGAACAGCGACACCTGCCACGATCGCGAAGATAGGCCATAGAGCGAAGTTCTCTGCAACACCGAGCGCCGTGAAAGCGGCGGCGAGGGCAGAGACAGCAGTCGTGCCAGCCCAGAAGGCAGCGAACAGCAACCCTGCCGGGACTAAGACGGCAGCCATACCGATAGCAAATGGACCCCAGTACTGTATAGTCTCGCCGAGGAACTTCGACACACCAGCGATAGCATCAGCGAACTGCTTGAACAGAGGAAGACCCTGAGTAGAGAGCCACTCAGCTACAGCACCAGCCGAGGGGAGGAAGCGCTCACCGATCTGCGCAGAGAGGTCCTTCCACTGTGCAGATAGAACCTGGGTCTTGTGCTGGTAGGTATCCGTCTCGCGATAAAAGTTGCCCTGCGCATCAGCACTCTGTTTAAAGAGCAACGACTGAACGATGAGCTGCTTCTGTTGCGTATCGAACGACCCGCCGGTCTTCTGGATACCGAGACGGAGACCCTCTTGAGTCAGCATCGCGTCGTTCAGGGAGATACCGTAGCGCTCGATGGGGTCCATCTCGCCACGAAGCGCGGCGCTGATCGCCTCAATCGCATCCGAAGTCGTACCTCCGTACATCGACGCGAGGTCAGCACCGAGCGTGATCAGCTTGTTGGTCTTGTCGCCGAGCTGGTCCATCGGGGTGCCAGCGTTCTTCAGCATCGAGCCAAGGACTGATGCGAACTGGTTATACTCGTTACGAGAGATACCGACCGATGTGGATGCGGCTTGTGCCCAAGTATGGATTTGAGTTGCAGAATCCTTAAAGACAGCATCAACAGCACCGAGGGATTGCTCCAGGTCTCCCGCCTCTTTAACGAAGTTGGCGGTTAGAGATGTGATCTGCTGGATACCGACGTACGCCAGGATGCCACCGAGTGCGGATTTGAATGCGGTACCGAAGCTAGTACCCGCCCGGTGACCGCCCTCCTCAGCGCTGCTGGTGGCTCCAGAGAAGGCTCCACGGAAGTGACCCGAGATGCGCTCACGAATGCCACGGAACCCGCCGGAGAAGCGGCTGGAGGCGCTTTGACCCTCCGCTTCGGCGGTAGCGCTCGTGCCACGGAAAGCACCCGTCAGGGAGTGACCAATGTTAGAGGCGCTACTACGAAACGAGCCAGCGATGGAGGAGGAGGTGTTACGCGCGCCGGTTGCTACAGTGTTGAAGGCATCAGAGAAGCGACCACGAAATACGTCAGACGCGACAGACCCTACACCACTGAAGGCGTTACGAGTAACCGATGCGGTCTTGGTCGCGCCGGATGCCACAACATCGTAAGAGCTACGAGCAAGATTCCCGAACCGAGAGAACGCACCACCGGCGTTCCCTGTCTCTGTAGTCATGCGTCGAACAGCCGCAACAGCGTTATTAGCAGGTGCAAACAGGGCGGATGCCGACTGCTGTGTCGCGGATTGAAGTACCGCCTGTGAGCTCTTCAGCGCCTCATTGTGGGCAGTGATTTGTTGCACTCCCCGCCGGGATACCTCGATGTATCGCGCGCGGGCGGTGGATAAACGATCTTGGGCGGCGAGTATCTGGGACTCAGTCGCGTTGCCCTTGTTCTTGACCTCCCACAGACGCGCCTCCGCTATCTCTACCTTGCGGGCAGCGGCGGCGCGGTCAGTGGCAGCTTTGTTAGTCGAGGCAACCAGACGCTTCTGATCTGCCTCGACCTTCTGGTGGAGGGAGGTGATGTCGGCATCTGGCTTCTTCGACGCGATTCCCCGCCGGAGGTTCTCACCGATGTTGCGACCGGTCGAGTCTGCGAATCGCTCGGATGCCTTGAGCTCAGCCCCGATCTGTCGGGACAGCCCTCGGGTCTCTGCCGCCAACGTGATATACGCGGTAGCGAGCTCAATTGTTGCCGCCATACACCCTCTCCTATTCTTGTTCTATCAATACCGTACTAAAGTCCAGACCTGTGTAATCGAACATGACAGCCGCCGCATCAACAACATCCACCGGCTTACCCACGGTCTTCTGGTCAACAACCTCTCGCTCATCGTAGGGGCGGCGCGTCCTCTCAGGGAAATCAGACCGGCGGGCACCAGACTGGTTCCCTCGCTGAACGTTACCAGTAGCGAGAAGCTCAGAGATTAGAACGACCTGGTCGAAGCCGGGGATCCCCCAGACCCAATCCTTAGGGTTGAGGGCTTGGCTCAGCGGGCCCCACGGCGGGGCGCAAGTCAAGATGGCGATCGCTTCCTCCCAGAGGAACGTCTCACCGATGTCCGACCAGCGTATCCCCGCCGGGAGCAGCTCCGCTATCACGGCTTCAGGATGGCGACGGTACAGGTCTAGCGTCGCTAGGATTTTGGGACCGAAGCAATCTCTCCCTGTCCCCACTCCTGCATGAACTCACGAGTCTCCTCAGCGTCCATATCAGCGATCGCGTCAATCTCTTCATCAGTGACCCCCGCGCCTCGCAGCCACTCATAGAACACATCGAAACGACCGCTATCGATAGCGGAGGCTACCTTCTGGCTCATGTGACCGGGCTTGGGGAGGAGGAATTCCGCATCATACAGCGAGGAAGTGAAGCGCACCATCGTGTACTGCTTCGGCTTGACGCGGGTAAAAGTCTTCTTGGTTTTGGCTTTCTGCGCCATAGTTCGGCTCCTTCTGTTGTAGGTTCGGCTCAGTGATTAGGGAAACCCCGGCGGGCGAGCCGAGAACCCGCCGGGGTCGAGGACTCGGGATTAGTTAACCCCGAGAGCTTTCTTGACCTCTGCCAGCTTATCCGCCGGGACAGTGTCCAGGTACTCATACGCGTTGTTATCAGTGTTATCGGGCAATGCCTCGATAGTCACTTCGTAGCTGATAACGCTGGAGTGGGTGAACTTGACATCACCAGAGACAGAGATCTGCCCGATCGGGATAACCTCACGGATGAAGGTGTTCTCATCGAGCATCTCCAGAGTGTACGACGCGCGAGGTGCAGGTTTAGCGTTGATTTTCACTGCGACCTTGCCATCGTGCTTACCAGTCTCCGGAGGAGTGATGGTGACGTTTTCTTCACCAACGATGGACTTCAGAGTGGTAGCTGATGCCGACTCCATGTAGCTAAACTTGTAGCTGACAGAGAAGTCCGAGCGAACGACCTTCACTACCTGACCGCCCCACGCCTTGATCTTGTCATCAGAGGCGTCGGTAGTACGGGTAACGCCATCCTCAGAGATGAATCCCTGAGGTATGAACGCCGCATTGAGCTTCGTAGTAGCATCAGTGGGTAGGGGGGTGCCGAGCGGCGCACGGGTTACCCCGCCGGTCGCCTTGAGGGGCTTACCGGTAAGAATAGCGGTAACACCCGAGAGAGGTTCTGCCATGTTATCTCCTAATTACTTTCTTGGGTTGAAGGGCGTAACCAGAAACGAGCGCTAAAGGTATACGCTGGTATCTTCCGGTCTGCCTCTGGGTTCCATTGTGGAAAATCGTTAATACTCTGTGGAACGACAGTCGAGTCCGCACCTATCCAGTCGTGCAGTGCCTCCCACACCTGCCGGGAGAGGGTCTCTGCATCCTCGCGGGTCGATGCACGGACCTCGAACTGGAGGAACGAATCAAGGAACGCACCCATGTACAGCACCCGAGACCCGAGGTCGTTAATGATGAGGCACGGCTGTCGGTAATCGTACGAGTCGCTATCAGGCTCCTGCAGAAATATGCGGGTACGGAGCCGGGGCGCAAGATGCGAGCGAGCCGTTACAGCAGGATCACTGAAGCTCATTCTTCCCCTTTCCGTATGTTCTTGAGAAGCGAGTTGCGCTTACGATTATCACGAGCTGCCCAGCCGGTAGCCATCACAGAGACAGCACCACGGGGTCGCTCCAGCACGAGATCTGTCACCTTGTACCCAGTGACTTGTCCGTTGCGGGAGGCAGCTTGAGCGATCGCTTTAGCGCGGCGTTCCAAATCAGCGCGAACCGGGGTCGACTCACGCAGACGGCGGAACGCCTCCTTATTGAGCTTGACCTTGATGTGGGATTTAGCCACGACGCACCTTCAACTTTACTTCAGTCATAAATGTGGCACCTGTAAAGACGTTAGCAACGTTCCAACCAACCCCTTGTGGAACACACTCAACCGCGACTCCCAGCCGGGGGTGTGTGATGAGGAACTTATCCTCTGTCGCGACAGTGTAGCTGGAGGGGAGGTAGAGTGTAGCAACGACATCAGGAGAGACGGCGATGCCCTGACCGTTCTCCCCAGATGTCGGTACATCGAGGATGAACCCTTCCACGGTGACCGGCGGGTCCCAGGTACGCACCGGGGACCCATACCGATCCGTGGTGCCATTCGTTGATGTTCGGAGGTACTGCACTACCGGGGGTGTATGCCCGCCGGGTTGAATCAAACTTATCATATTGCCTCGGTCCTCAAACGATATGGCGCAAGAGCCTCCTTCTCGCTATCAGAGAGGGAGAACCCAAGTACATCCCCATTCCTCGACAGGTATCCCACGCCTTGCGTTCCAGCTCTCTGGTACGAGAGCGGCGCGGCGGGGAGGGCAGCGAGTCGAGCCTTGACACGCTCAAGTACCAGAGCGAGCTCGGGTGCTTGCGGAAACCCGTGCTTAAACTCAACGGTCACTGCCTTATCACCTGCTGGGGGTTGGTAAGAGGGAGAGAAGGTCACCCACCCATCCTCAGAGAAGGTCCAATCATACAGATCCCTCCCGTGAGTCGCTACCCGGTGCACCTCGGCAAGACGAAGTGTCGGGATAAAGAGCCGACCCCCGCCGGAGTAGTCGAACGACCGAATCTCATTCACCTCAGGGGCGACATGCCAACCACAGTACGCGCGAATCAAGGAGGTGATCGCTTCTTCCTGCGAGGTCGCGGCGGGGATAGGTGGGTAATTCATTGGTTAGCCCCTCTTCTCTTCCTTCTGCTCAGTCTGTGCCTTCGGTTTAGGTCCAGGCTTCTTGCGCTCAGTGGGGGTGGGCTTCTCCGCAGGAGCGGCGGGCTTCTTCTGGTTATCAATCAGAACCGCCCCGATCTCCTTCGCGGTAGCCTCAGTCAGCTGAACGTGGTAGTCCAGACCGTTGACGTTAACTTTATATACCTTCATGGTGGTTACTCCTAAGAACCGAGGGTCAGTTCAACGAATGCATCGGGACGACGCACAGCAAGTGCGAGGCGCTCCTCAGCCAAGATAGTGAACTGGTTCTTGGTGAAGTCATCACGGTCGGCATTGCTGGTCTCTACACGGATGCCACCCTTACGGTACACGGTAGCAGCAGCTTGACCCGCACCGATGAGCACCTTACCCGCCGGGATTGCGGTAGTCTGGATGGTGTTCAGACCCCACAGCGGCGGATCCTGCAGGATACCACCTACACCGTACTGACCCTGGAAGGGGCCACCGGCGAGGTACTGACCGTTACCATCCTTCTGTAGGCGGAACCTCTCGTAATCCGCCGGGTTGATGACGATACCATCGGCACGGAGACCAGTCTTGGTGAAGACAGCGTTCATGGACTCGTAGACAGCATCCAGGTTACCAGCGGCGTTAGCCGAGGTCTTCTTCTGGACACCCTCACGGTTCAAGATACCTTTCAGCTTCTGACCAGTGCCATCACCATTCAGGAGCTGAGCCTCCTCGGCGACAAGCAACTGGAACAGAAGGCGGTTATTGATCTCGGAGACAAGGAATGCAGCATCCTCCGCCATCTCCATAGAGAGCTTGATCCAGCCGGCGAGCTTCTTCAGAACCTCGGTCACCTCTTTGTAATCAGGAGGAGTCATGCCGGGCTTATCCGCACCCTCCGCAATCATTCCGAAGGTGCCGTTCGTCGAGTCATCCCAGACCTTCTCCACGAAGTAAACGATCGCGTTGGAGGTGATAGTACCGCTACCGAGCCAGCTTGCGATGGTAGGGCGCTGTGCGTAAGCAGTGACGATGTTACGGTCAATATCCGGAGTCACCAGGTGGGATGCGGTCGACTGGAGGTTATCCAGCTTGATAACATCACCAGCGGCCTTCGAGCCAGTGAACTCCGGCATATCGAAGGGGTTCACGCGGTTACCGGACTTCAGGCGTGCCAGCACACCCGAGGACTTAGCACCCTGGACGAAGTAATCGCCAATGGACTTAGCCGAGGGAGTCTGCTCACCGGTGAAGGTGTCTTCCTTCGCGGGAAGCGCGGGCGTACCCAGAGATTTCACCATAGCCGATGCCTCCTCAGCGGATTTCATGCGAGAAATCACGTCATCAGTCGCAGCCTTCAGCCCATCGAACTCCTGCTGCTCTTCCTCAGTCAGTGCCTCGCCCTCAGCGAGCTTCTTTGCGAAAGCGGTGCTCTTTGCGAGCAGCTCATCACGCTTTTCAGCTAGTGTCATAGTAAGTTACCCTTCATAATGGATAGTCGAATAATGTTCAGTTCCGCTTCAGCTGCCATTGCCAGAACACGCGAATTGTCCATCGGCGCATCCTTGGTGTTGGGGATTTCGCCCTCCTCCACCGTGTGTACCTCAGGGTCCTCTTCACTACTGCCTTGGTCCTCTGAAGGGTCTTCCTCTGTAACGTCGAGGGGTGCGGTTCCCCGCCGGGGGGTATCCGCCTTCACGTCCAAGATCTCGGTCGATTGATTCGCGCCAACAGGCACCACCGACACCTCGAAAAGCTTCAATTTAGTGAGGAGCGTGATGTACCGCTCCTGCTCCTCATCTGCGTACGGCTCCTCTGCCTCCACCAGATACGTGAAGGACATCTGTCGCACGAGACCACGCTTCAGAAGCGAATACACCTGAGCACCCATCGGGTTCTCCAGGTCAAGCTGAACTCGCACAAACAGCCCGTGCTCATCCTCGTACGCCTCTTTAGTCCAGCCGATACACAGCTGTGGGTCGTCCAGCATGTGGTTCCAGTAGCACGGAACGCCAGACCCGCCGGGTCCATACGAATTCAGCGATTCCGCGAATGCGCCCGGCTTGACGATATCGCCGTGGAGGTCCACATTGTTGAAGACAGATGCGTACCCTGTGAATTCACCAGCCGCCTCACTGTCCGTCGAAGGAGCCACCTCAACAGTAACTGCTTTACGTTTAATCCCCATGATTTACCCATTTCTCGTGTAATTCCTTCGCCTTCGCTTGCCACTCAGGGAAATCTGTCAAATCCGTGCTGAGCTCCCGTGTTAGGCGGGACGTGAGCGCCGGGCTACTGCCCTTTGACGCGATAACCCGCCGGGCGCGGGCGGAATGCCTAGTCAAAACAGCCTTCACTGCCTCTGGAGGCTCGATCTCGTCTGTCACGTCGGGGTCGGTCGCCGCCTCGCTGTCCGTCTCTTTAGCTGGCTCCTGTGGACCCTCGGACAGATTGAGGGGGACAACCAGCTCATCCCCGCCGGGTATGGCAGGCAGGTTGTTGGCGCGGCGTATCTCGTTACGGGTCATGTACGGCGCACCGACCGCCGCACTCGCTACCGCCGCTTGCTCCTCGAAGGAGCCACGGAGCTTCTCCTCAATATTGAACTCAACCATGTGGGAGCCGGGGTCAACCCCAAGCATCGGGAGCAGGAACACGTTCAGTCGCTGCTCAATCATGCGGAGCGTCGGTCCAAGGGTGTTGGTGTAGAGCGACTTGGAGAATTCCTTAGCGTTGCTGTAGTTCGCGTTGTCCAGCACGCCGACCATGACCGGGTTCACCTGGAACACCTGAGCCACCGTGATGATAGAGAGCTTGACAGACTCCGCCCACTGCTCATCTGCAGAGTTGAACTGCGACGACTCCAGCCGCATCCCCTCTTCGAGGATCGGTGTCCCGCCGGTGCGGGAATTCTCTGCTGTAAACTCCTCAAACATCTTCAAGAACCGCTTACGATCCGCATTCGCCCACGCCGGTGCATCCGCCGGGCGGGCTATGTAGTTACCCACCCTGCCAGCACGCCGCCACACCTGCGAGCGGTGACGGCGAGCTTGGTACTGCTCATCAAGAATGAGTCGAAGCGTCTCCACGACCGAGGACGACTTCCCTGCCAGGGGGTTCCACCCCTCGAAAGCAAGCACATTCTCTGGCGAGAACTTGACCGCCTTATCCGGCGAGTCCGGAGGGGAGACAACATACTGTTTAGGCTCCCAATAGGTTGAGTAATCCACCTTCACCCACGATGCGGGGAAGGGCTGGATAGCCCAGCCAGAGGGAGTCGATGTAGACTCATACACAAACCAGTACGCCCTATTGTGCAGCGCTAAATTGCCAATAAGGTCATACATCAGGTCGAAGGTCGTCATGTGGGAGTTCGGTTGACGGATAACCGCCGCCACCACGGACTCACGGTCACGTTTCCGATCGTCCCCGGACAGCACGAAGGAGTGAAGACCTAGTTGAGCTACGTTTCTTGCTAGGAAATCCACCACAGTACGTAAATGCGGCTGTGTACGCCACATCTGCTCAGGGGTGAGGTTCAACGGCTCCGGAGCAGGTCCCCAGCCGGGGGATGTAACCACGACTTCTCGACCCATGAAGGTCGTTACAGCGCGGGACAGCCCACCAGAGAGCGCTCGGGTAATAATTTCACCAGCTGTAGCCATAAACTAGGTTCACCTCCACCATTCGTCATATTCTGGATCGGAATACACCGATTTCTTGTCTTCCTCATTGTCCTGTAGGCGCAAAAGCCCCCATAGAGCGAAAGTTGCAGCACAAAGGGGCGCGATATCCACTGGGGAGCGCTCCCTGTTCCATGACCACACGTCTCCATAGTACTTCTTTACCGCTTCTTCCAGCGGTTTACGGAGAATCGGCTGATCGCGCCACGAAACCTTATGCTGCTCAACTCGTTCTGCGAACTGTGCACACGCCGCAGGGAGGTTTGATGCCTCACACGGGGTGAACACGATCCCCTGCCGGAGGAGTGGCTCCCTATAACTAGAGATCGGTGCACCTTTACCCTGGAGAACGATATCTCGCGGCGTAAAATTCAGCTGATTCTCTAGAAAATCCGGAATCCAGTCCATAAACGGTCGCTTTGTGAGGATCTCGACCTGCGGAACACCATCGGCACGGTATCCAGCGACCGCGATGTAGCTCATTTTGCCATCTGCCGAGGTATCGACACCCACAACGAGCGGAGAACTGAGGTCGATCTCCCCGCCGGGGGAGAGACACGCGTCCAAATCCTCCTGTTTGAAGGGTCCATCCGCCGCCATCGCTACTCGCTGGCAGAGAACCTCCGCACGGAACTTGTACTCCGGCACACCCTCCTTGCTCTGGTCACCAACCAGGGCGACAGTTGCAGCAAGTTTACGCTCTGTAGGACCAAACGGGTACCCCAACGAGGGGTTCGCTGCAGCCCATCCATCCCTATCGTGGATGGGTGCACCCTCAGGTGCGGAGTACTCAAACAAACCAAAGGTAATCTCGTGGGTCCTTGCCCATTCCTCCGGCGTACCCCCGCCGGATATGAAAGAATCATACTCCTGGATCGCCTTACGCTCATTATCCTGTAGGCTGTTCAGCACGACAGACTTGGACTCACCGGCGTTCGAGACTGCAAACACCTGGGATGAGAACTTAGCGTTGGTCGTGTTGGTGAGCGCCATCCACGGCGACCATTCCTTCTGCTGACGCAACTCATCAAAGAACAAGTCAGTCACAGAGAACGAGCGACCGCCATCATCCGAGGCGGCATCACATCGATAGCGGGCACCATTGATGAGCTCAAGAGTCTTCGAGCCATTGGTACCCGTCATGCGGGCGACCTGGTCAGCGGCAGGGGAGCGGGCGATAGCCTTGTACGCTTGCTCCTGAATCTCCTCCGCAGCGGCGAGCTTGTGAGCGGTCCCAAGAACCAGCGGCGGTTCGCCCTCTGGCGGATCCCACATCAGCATACGCCACAGCATACGGGTCGATGCGAGGAACGATTTACCGTTCTGGCGTGCCACCAAGACTAGGACTGTCTCAAACCGGAGGATGGGCGCGGGGTCTGAGGTGTAGGATCCAGGTGCCAGCTCCAACGAGTGGATCAGCACCCACTCCTGCCAGGGGTGTAGGTTACGTCCGAGGTCCTCAGTCGCGGTAGCGATCGCCTCAAAACCGAGGGATGTCTCAGGGGTCAGTTCACGGAGAGGTCGGGTAAAGATGCGGGGGACGGTGTCACCCCGTAATTCGCCGGATTCCGTGTACATGCTGCTACTTCCTGTCGGCTACGGCACGGCGTCGACGCTCACGGCGCTCACGAATTCGTCGTGCTGACTCGCTCTCTTTCTCCTCAGGCTTCTCCTCCGGCACTCCCCGCCGGGATTCTGGGGTCAACCCGAGCTGCTTCAACATCTGGATGAGGTGAGAATTCGTCATGTAGCGTGATTTCTCCAGCTCAGCGCGGGTTATCTGTCCATCAACGAAGTCTTCCTCCATATTGTCGAGGGATTGTGCCTGCGACAGGAGCAGCTGCTTCGAGAACTCGTCAGCCTCCGTGATCCATGTCGCGGAAGCGAGCGAGGCGCGCACAGCGGTTTCCATTGGACCCCAAATGATGGCGGGTTTGTCGTCTTTTGCAGTCATTTCGGCTCGTTTCTAACTTTATTAAGTCGGTGTGGGTCGGTTGGAGCCGCCCGTATTCCTTTCCCTTATACACATCTCCGAGCCCACGAGACG